ATCTTGGAGATCGTCAAGCAACTGCAGACCGAGCCCTGGCCCTTCGAGGATGGCTGGGATTTCACAGCGTGAACGGCGCTTCTGATGCTCAACGCCTTGCAGCTCAGCGCTCTGGCCTTGAGCTTGGGAACAATCGCTTGAGCTTCAAGCTCGGTGCCAAGGCTCCCAAGAGCCAAGCCGAAGCCCGTGCTCAATCCTTATCCGGTTCCGCTGGTGGTTACACTGTTCCACAGGGTTTTCTCAATCAATTGGAAGCTTCCTTGTTGGCATTCGGTGGGATGCGAGAAGTCGCAACCATTATCCGAACTGGCGAAGGAAACGACTTGCCGATTCCAACCGTCAGCGATCATTCCAATGTTGGAGCGATCCTGGCTGAAAATACCCAGGTCGCTGAGCAGGATGTGACCTTCGGTCAGATCACGCTGAAAGCCTACAAATACAGCAGCAAGCTCATCCGAGTTTCTGCTGAACTTTTGCAGGACACTGCGATTGATTTGGAGTCCTTTATCGGGGGGGCTTTAGGGGAGAGAGTGGCAAGAATTTTAAACACTCACTTCACCACAGGTGACAACTCCAGCAAGCCCCAGGGCATTTCAGCATCCGGTTCCAGCGTCACCGCTGCCGCAACCGGTGCTGTGACCTATGCGGAACTGGTGGATCTCCAGCATAGTCTTGATCCTGCCTATCGTGCGAATGCAAGATTCATGATGCACGACAGCACTTTCAAGGCTATCAGGAAATTGGTGGACGATCAGAATCGTCCGATCTTCCAGCCTGACATCAGCGCCTCATCTCCTGGCACACTGCTCGGCTCGCCGATCGTGATCAACCAGGATGTGGCAACGATGGCAGCTTCCGCCAAGGCGATCTATTTTGGTGACTTCAGCAAGTACATCATCCGCGATGTCCAGGACTTCACCCTCCTGCGTCTCGAGGAAAGGTACGCTGATTATCACCAAGTCGGTTTCGTTGGATTCTCCCGTCACGACGGAAGAATCCTCGATGCTGGCACTGACCCCATCAAGCACTTGGTGATGGCAGCAAGCTAATGAAAGTTAAATTCCTCACCTCCGTGGCCGGTTTGAATTTTGGCTATGATGCGAATCTGGTCTATGATCTGCCGGACTCGGAGGCAAAAAAATGCGTTGATCTTGGGTGGGCAAGCGTCGTTGAGGCGCTTGCTCCTCCACTCCCCGAAACCCGTAAAAACAAGGCTGAGAAGGCAACCACCAAAAAACACAAAGAGACTCGCTAATGCTCACGGTCACCACGCCACCAGCGACCGAACCAGTCACCCTCGCAGAGATGAAACTGCATTCGAGGATCGACACCCTAGAGGATGACGACCTCATCCTCGGCTTGATCTCGGCGGCGCGTCAGCACATCGAGCAGATGGCAAACATCAAGCTGATCACGCAGACCCTTGCGCTCTCGATAGATGAACTTCCAGACAGCGGGATCATTTACCTTGATGGCCCGGTGCAGTCCGTGGACTCGATCATTTATTACGACCTCGCCGGAAACCAGCAGGAGTGGGACAGCTCGCTCTACCAGGTCGACACCAGCGCCAACCCCGGGCGAGTCATGCCAGCCTATGATGAAGACTGGCCCGATGTGATCGATGACTACAACTCATTCATCATCAACTATGTCGCAGGTTACGGTGACGCAAGCGCAGTCCCAGCGATCTTGAAACAAGCGATCAAGCTTTTAGTCGGTCATTGGTATAACCAGCGCGAGACTGTTTCCCAGGCGCAAAGCTACGAGGTTCCCTACGCGGTTGAAAACATCGTGAAAATGTTCTCTAGGGGGACAGTCAACTAATGATCAAAGCCGGTGAATTAACCCAGAGAATAAACCTCCAGCGTGACGCTGGAAACTCCGTCGATGACTACGGACAACCGCAGCGCCTCTGGGGAACATATCACACGACCTGGGCGAGCGTGCGCCCGCTTTCCGGCAGGGAGCAGGAGCAGGGAGCTGCCCGCCAAGCGGTGATCTCGCATCGGGTGCGTTTGCGCTACAAGAACGGCGTCCTTCATGGGGACCGGATTTCGATGGCTGGCGGCAGAGTCCTCGAGATCGTGAGTGTCAGAAACATCGATGAGGGTTCGTGGGAACTTGAGATTGATGCCATTGAAAGGAGCGCGTGATGGGAAGACCAAGGTCATCATCCACGAGCTCAAAAAACTCCAGCAGAATTTACATTGAGGCGAGCTCCCTCAAAGGAATCCTGCAAAACATGGAGCACATTGATCGTTACATCAAGAGGGTGGCGCTCGGTCAAGCTTTGGAAGCTGGTGGCGAAATGATTCTGGATGTTGCGCGCCAAAAGGTGAAAAAAGCCAGCGGGCACCTGTCCAGATCGCTTGGCATGAGAAAAAAGATTGTGCTCCAGACAAGGGCGCAATACAGCTACGCGGTCATAGGTCCGATCAGAAGGAGCTACACCGCAGCAATGAAAAGACTCCAGATGAATCGGTCGCAAAGAAGAAACTCAACACCCAATGAAGTGGTTAACAGCGCAACTCAGTATAGTCATTTTGTCGAGTACGGAACCTCTCCGCATCCCATCGGGAGCGGAGATGTCACCAATTACGACTTATCGATGCGCAAGGGTAAAAAGTATCAAGCCAAGGGTGCCTGGCATCCGGGCGCAAAACCTCAACCTTTCCTTCGTCCAGCATACGACGAGAAGAAAGACCTTGCGATCAAGGTCATGGGTGAGATTTTGGCAGATGCTGTCGAAAGGGGTTCCGCATGAGCGCAAGCAAAGCACTCCGGGCCCGACTGGTGGATGATGCGACCATGACCGGACTGGTCGGCACCCGCATTTATCCAGGGCGAGCCCCGCAGAATGTCAAGCTCCCCTACATCGTGTACCACCGGATCAGCACCGTGAGGGCGGCGACCCTTGATGTCGGCAATGCCAAGGTGCCCGAGGTCAGGATGCAGTGCGATGTGATCGCCGCCACCCAGGCGGAAGTGGAAACAATTCTGTCACGCATGCGGGTCGTGATGGACAATTTTCGCGGCACCTCCGCAGGGGTGACCGTGCTCGGCGTCAGTGTGGATGATGAGCAGGACCAACCCGAATTTTACGAAGGGTCGGACACCGTGTTTTATCATTCGAGTTTGGATTTTTCCATCATCTATAGGGAGGTATAAAGCCATGGCAGCAGTAATCACCAGCGGAACAACCTTGACCATCGGTGGCACATCGCTCACCGGGGTCACTGACATCACCCCACCGAGCTCGACTCGCGGGATGATCGACACCACCCATCTCGGCAGCGCCGACCATGCCAAGGAATATTTCCCAGGCATGATCGACGGCGGCGAGTTGTCAGCGACCGTGATTGTCGGCGCTGGCGCTGGCATCAGCACCATCGCTGGATATGTCGAGGATTATGGCGCGACCAAGGCCTGCGTCATCACCCTTGCTGACACCAGCACCGTGTCATTCTCAGGGTATGTGACCAAGGTCCAGATCGATGGGATCGCAGTCGGCGACAATGTTGTCAAGGCGACTGTGGGCGTGAAACCAGTAGGGAAAATTACCTACGCATTTGATTAAGGAGATTCACATTTTAGACAAGGCGAAACTACTTGGCGCAGGGAGCGCCTACAAGCTCGGGGAGATCGAGATCCCCGAGCTCGGCGGCAAGGTGTTCCTGCGGGTCATCTCCTCCAGGGAGCGTGACCAGCTTGAAAGCGAGATTTCATCGGGCAGCAAAAGCGGGAATCTCTCAAACATCCGCGCCAAGCTGGTGGTCAGGTCACTCTCGGACGAAGCGGGAAAAAGGATTTTCTCCGATGCCGATGTGGAACTGGTCGGGGACATGCCAGCGCCTCTTGTTGGCATCCTGTTTGATGCCTGCGCTCGGCACAACGGCATGACTGGCGGAGCAGTCGAAGACGCCAGAAAAAACTAATCGAGCGCCCTGCGCGCCGGTTTCTTTTCCGGCTGGCGGGGCACTTGAAAAAGACGGTTGCGGAAATCCTCGACGGCATGGATGCCGCCGAGCTCACCGAGTGGATTGCGTTCTCCACGATCGAGCCCTTGGATGCGGACCGAGCAGACATTCACGCGGCGCAGATCTGCAGCACCACGGCGAATGTGTGGCGGGCTTCAGACAGCAAAGCGATCGAGGTGAAAGACTTCATCCCGGACTGGTACGGTGAGCAGAAAAAAACCGACAACTTCGCCGCGTTCAAGGCGTGGGCGATTGCGATGGGATCAAAAAAATAGGGGATCGACATGGCAAAAACAATCGGGTCGCTCAATGTTTCGATGGGCCTGTCGATCACCGATTTCATCCAGAACCTCGACAAAGTCAAGGAGGACATGGGTAAACTGGAGGCCGTAACGCAAGCGGCCTCGCAGCATTTTGACCGGGATGTCGCCGGGGTCATGGGTGACGCCCTGCATAAATTCGCAAAGAGTTCAAAGCTCGGGGCCGATGATGCCCTGGCGTTTGCGGTCAACCTCAAGAAGCTAGGTCTTGACGCTGATGGCATCACCAGCACGCTGGAGAAGTTTGGAAAATCCATCGGGAGATTTGCCAAGAACTCGGGCGAAGCGTCCAAGGCATTCGCCGGGGTGCTTGGAAAAATCGGGCAAAGTGACAAGGTTCTGCTCCAGGATATCCAAGCGCTGGAGTCGATGGGGGTCAAGGCATTCGACGCTCTTGCCAAGGAGCTCACCAAGGTCGAAGGCAAGGCGGTCACGACTGCGGATGTCATGAAGCGGATCTCATCGGGTGCGATCAGTGGTGCCGAGGGTTTGAAAGCTTTGACGGTTGGCTTGACAGCGGTCGTCGAAAAAGTCCGAGACACAAACACCGCAGAATATGTCGCCGAAACCAAGAGATTGAAAACAGAATCCGACTTAGTCACGAAGTCGCTTGAGCTCCAAGCTCGTCAGATGAACTTGGATTCTGGGGCAACTAAGAAACTCTACGACGAGATGGTAAAGCTTGAGCAACAGGAAAAGATCCTGATAGAGCTTGAAAACAAGGCGAAGGGCATAGTTCCTCCGCCAAAGATTGACACCAATACGCCCGAATACATATCGAACGCAATCAAGCTGAAATCTGAGACGGACCTAGCGACTAAGGCTCTTGAGCTTCAGGCCCGTCAAATGAACATCGATTCGGGTGCCACCAAGAAGCTTTACGACGAGATGGTGAAACTTCAGGAGCAGGAACAAAAAATAATTGAGGCTGAGAACAGGGCGCGTGGAATTCCTCCACCTCTTCCAGTCATGCCTCCACCTCTTCCTGGTGAAAAGATCGCCGTTAAAAAGACTCCCGACAATGATAAAAACAAAGAGTCTCAGGCCAAGGTAAGGCTCAGCCAGTTTCTCAACTATGTCGAGACCAAGATCACCTCGGCGGCGTCATCAATTTACAACAAAGTGATCAACCTAGTAACCAACCCGATCACGGTGATCAGCGGGGCTCTTGCGAGCTATGGAGTCTACAAGATCTACGACCGCGCGGTGATGGCATTCGCAAACACCGAGGAGATTTTGACTAGGATCAAGGGTCTCGCAGGCGATGCCGGAGCGGCTGAAATCGGCGGCGCAATGAACGAGATCGCCAATCAAGGACGCATCGCCCAAGAATTAATCGGCAAGCTCGCCACCGGGTTTCTGACTCTTGGAGTGTCCAGCTCCGACGCGGCAAGAATGCTCCAGTCATTCGGGACAATTTCCCAGGTCGCCGGGTCCGGTGCAGGTGATGTGTTTGCGAAGCTCGGCGAAATCAGTCAGTCGATGATCAGGACAAGCGAGGTGCAGGCATCTGATTTTGAGCAGCTTGCCGCATTGGGTCTACCAGTCTATGAGGCGCTGGCGCAGCGGCTTTCTCAAGTTACAGGGCAGGCAGTCACTGCTGAGAAGGCGATGCAACTTTTGGCTCGAAAAGAGGTCGGAACCGCCGATGCGCTCAACGCTATAAACAATCTGCAATCGAATCCCAAGGTGATCACGCAGCTCGAGCAACAGGCAAACACGCTCAAGGGAATCTATGCCCGGCTCGCTGGCGAGGTTGAGGGATTCTTCACCGAGTTCGGTGGTGCGATCATGGAGGCGCTTGACCTCAAGGGATTTTCCAACAGTCTAGTGGCATTTGTCCAGAACATTAGAAACAACTTTGAAAGCATTGTCCCGGCTATTAAGAATGTCGGAATGATCCTTGCAGTGGTGCGTGATGTGTTATTCCAGGCGTTTCAAGGTCTGGTCAATTTCTTTACGACGCTTGGAGGCGCTGATGCCACGGTTGGAAACATCGACAATATCAGATCAGTGGTCATTCAATTTGCTCAAGGGGTTTTGACAGCACTTCAGAGCGTGATGCTGGCAGCGGTGGATATTGTAAACAAAATGATTCAATCCGTCGGAGGTCTGGAGAGATTTGCTAAAATCGCCGGTGGTTTCGTGGCTGGCGCTGGATCAGGCGCTTTACTTGGGTCTTCTGCTGGTGGCATTGGCGCTTTACCAGGGGCAATTGTTGGCGGCATTACCGGAGCTGTTTATGCGTTTAGCAAAACATCTGGTGCCGGTGACATGATTGACGCCGAAGCCATCAAGGCAAAAATGAATGATGCCTTCAAGTCAATTGCGGATGCGGTTGGCGCAACGGGAACTGATCAGGCGCAAAGCATCGTTCAGCAGTTCATCGGGTCGTTCAACACGGCGATCAATGACGCTGCTGCCGGAACCATCAACCAAAACAACATGATCATGAAGATAAACACCGCGTTTGATAAAATGATCGATGGTCTGGACATTGGCATCACCAACGGAACAATGGGGCACACCGCTTTCTTAAACCAGCTTTCTGGTGGCACTGCGACAGCGATCGCCATGTTCAAGCGCCAGCTTGATCTCGGATCAATCAGCACTGATGAATTTGCAAAGACAATGGATCGCATGAGGACAACGGCGTTTGCGGCTCTGGACGCGCAACTATCCGCTGGAACCATTACCAACGAAGAGTACGGCAACTCGATCATTGCGATCCAGCAACAGTTTGACGCACTCAACCCGCCAGATCTCGCAGGGCTTAACGCGTTCATGGGCGGCGACAATGTGCCGCAGTGGATCAAGGATCTGAGCAAGGTTGAAACTCCCCTCGAGATCTACCGGCGCAAGATGGAAGAACTCCAGATGGCGCTGGCCGACCGGCCCGACCTGTTCGCCGCAGGAGCTGCGCAGCTCGCCGATGAGCTTGAAAAATCAGTCGGTGCGGTCGAGGCCCTCAAGAATCCCGGTGCGCTGTTGGCTGGAAGCGCCGCCGCCTTCTCCCAGGTGCTCAAGATCCAGAACGCTGGCAAAGGTGAAAACGCAGCGGATCGGCTTGCACGCATTCAGCAACAGGCACTCCAGCAGGATCGCGCCAGAAATGAACTCTTGCAGCAGATCGGCGCTGCCGCCGCAAACCAGAACAACCTCGTGATCGCTAACTTCTAGGAGCACCGATGGCAGTCACCAACACCTACGAAACTTATGAAGGACGCACCGGAAGCGATGACAGCAAGCTCCAGGTCTCGCTGGTGCGCACCTTTTTGGTCCAGACCGACACGATGAGCGACGATGTACCGGATCTTTTCGGGGCTAATCTTCCCGCACTTTTCTCGGTGCATCCAAACTTTGCCAGGGCGTGGTGCGTCGGCAGGACGGCGGCGCAGACCGAGGACCCCTATTTCTGGAAAGTCACTTGCACCTACAGCAGCAATGTGGACACGATCTCTCCGAGCTCGACCCCGAGCGCGCCGCAGACACCCGAGGTCGCCAATCAGATGAAGGGCGCAAGCCCTGCGGAAAAGGCCGACCCCGATTTCATCAACCCGCTGCTCCGTCCCACCGATGTCGATTTCAGCACCGTTGAAAAGGAATACATCATCCTTGATGATTTCAGCCCGACGCAAAAGGCTGTTGTCAACGGAAACGGCGAGCGCCTAGATCCTCCGCTCATGGGATCTCGGCCCGTGGTGTCGATGAAGCTTGAGTTTAACACGGCGACATTTCTGGCAACGACCTGGATGGCAAGAGTGAAGTGCGTCAACCAGGCATCATTCGGATCGTTTGCCGCTCGCACCATTCTTTTGGACAAAGTCAGCGCCAAGCGGGTCTACGAGAATGGCTACAAATATTGGCGAGTGACGCTTGAGTTTCAGCTTGATCAAAACACTTGGGACGCGGTGGTCCTCAATCACAGCTACACCGAATGGAACGGCACCGAGCTGGTGCCAGCGACGGACAAAAGCGGGAGGCCGCTTCCCAATGGGGTTATCCTTGCGGGCGACACCGGCATTCCATTAAATCATGATGTTGACCCATCCGAAGCAAACGGCGGTCATTTGCGTTTTAGGATTTACGAGGACATTTCATTTTCTTGGCTCGAACCAATATACGCCAACATACTCTAGGAGTTTAAATGAGCGGTTACGGATTTACCGAGGACAGTGCCAGGCGGATCGTGAACGCGGTCCGAAAAGTCGAGGGAGACACCACGCCGCCGGTCGCCGTAGGTCCCCGCTTCACCGGCTCCCAGATGAGCGTCGTGAAGGTGACCAGTCTCGGTTCCCCATTCGCCACCGGGCAGCGGGTGGATTACAACGCATCCGCAAACACCAGAGCCGACATCAACCAGGTAAAAATCAAGGAAGTCAACGGAGCGACCCTCACCGTCGGAAACTATTATGTCGGGCTTTTCTCAGGATACACGACCACCGATGACCCGCTGTTTTTGGTCAATGTTTCCGGGAGCGGGGGAGGTGGCAACGCGGTGATCGATGTGGTAACGGATGTGACATGCGACCCAGTCAATGGGCTGGTGGTGTCCACAGTGACTTTGTCAGGTGCTGATTATGACAATGCAGTGATTAGAAACTTTCTTGCCCTTTCAGATGTTGACGCAAAATCCTATGTAGGAAATGCTGGCAGGGTGGTGCAGGTAAATGCCACGGCAGATGGTCTTGAATTTGGTGACATTGTCACTGGTGTTTCAGATTCATTCATCAGTCTCACGGACACGCCGCCAGCATACGGGTCAACCAACACCTATAAGGTGCTTACAGTATCAAGCACCAACGCTGGGATCAGTTTTTCAGACAACAACATCACCACCAAAAATAGCATCAAGGGTGGGGGGAATCCGAACAACCCGACCACCTATGCATCCTTGGAACTGGTTGGGGATGTGTCGACTCCAGTCGCCAATTATTTTTATGGAGCTGATTCATCATCGGTCAGGGGGTGGTACAAGGTTAAATTCACTAGCCTGGACAATGTGCCAAATAGTTTCACTGGCCAAGCTGGGAAATTCCTAAAAGTCAACACGGGGGCTACCGCGCTTGAATTTGCGGAAGTGGACATCGATACAATCCAGACTGATGTGACAACGCTTCAGACTGATCTCGGTACAGCACAGACAAACATCAGCACATTGCAAACAGATTTAGGCACGGCTCAGACTAATATCAGCACGCTTCAGACGGATATCACAACTTTACAGACCGACCTTGCGACTGCTCAGACAGACATCGCTGATATCTTGACCAGATTAAGCACAGCGGAAACAGCTATCAGCACGCTTCAAACAGATCTTGCAACTGCTCAGACGGATATCACAACTTTGCAAACTGACCTTGCCACCGCACAAACGGACATCAGCACGCTGCAAACGGATCTGGCAACTGCTCAGACGGATATCACAAACAATTACAATTCCCTCGATTCACGCATCACGGCACTGGGGGGATGATGCAATTTGCGACAACATTTCAATTAGGTTCAATTCCAAGTGGTTTTTGTTCTGACATCAATGCGACAACTGACAATATAAACATCGGGTCAGGCAACACATTTTCTGGATTTTGGCCTTATCTTTCATCCATCCCGGGTTCCTATGAAACAACAGGGAATGTGATTGCTCGAGCAGTTTTTGAAAAATTACCCATTAATAACGCGCCAGCACTCCCTGCAGAATTAGAAACCCAGAAGATTTATTTTCTCAGGAAAACCGGAAGTGATGTAAAAGTTTATTTGACTTTTGCTGACGCACAGGGTGAAAGCAACCGGATTAATTTTGCCACCAGTGCAAACGGGTATTTGTTTTCAGTTTATTTTATCGACATTGTTTACCGGCATTTAAACGCATGGTCACCAGCAGCTCCAACACTGGCAGAAATCCCATGCTGTCCTGATGTGCCAGCGGTATTTACAAATTGTCCAAATATTGGAAGTGTTAGTTATATGGGTGAAACTAGAGAGTTAGCACGATTTAACACTTATGGTCAAAACTTTAACGCAGATGGTTCGTTAAATTCACACGAACCAATTCAAAAAACTTTTACATCAGCAAATGGTCATGTATATGATGTTGAGGTTTATATTAATTTTTATTTTAATGACTTGCCACTTCCTTCTGGAAATGTTCAAGGACACCCGGGATTAGTAATATTTTTTTCTGGATCTTATGGTCCAAATTTTGGTGAACAAATATTTGGTCAATTTTATTACACAACATCAAATAATTTTGAAACTAATATGACATTAAATTTAATTGATCCGCAACCAGATTTTCTAGTAATAAACAATTTGAACCAACTTACAGATCAAGGTTTTTTGCCATCAACCATAAATTTGTCATTTAGTGGTTCAATCACTCCACCTTCTCAAATAAAAGTTTCAATACCAGATGCTTTTTTTAAAAACAATTTTTATGATAATGCGACAGTCAGCATTATTGAAAAACCTATAAACCTTGGCTTAATTGAAGATGTCCTTACTTATGATCACTCAACTAGAACCTATTGGGGATCATTGCAAAACATAGCAGGAATAACTGGAAGAATTCATCTAAGCATTCCAAGTTTTTATCCATTGACTTCAAGTGGAGTGAATTTTATTAACTGTGGGTCAGGTTATCGCGCACAAAACAATTTTAGAGGCGGCGAATTTTTAGACATTCATTTAAATGATTCATCCAATTCAGAGTTTAACTTTTATCAAACATTTTATGCGGAAATTGATTTGGGTGTGAATTTATGGGCAATCAACAAATTGCGGTTATTTTCATCATGTGATAGTTTTGGTGGATATCCCACAGGTTTAAGTCTTGGTGAATCTTGGTTTGATTCAAGAATACTTTACAATGTGCCACTTGGATTTAATTTTGATTTTCTTCAAAATGACCTGCAAAAAAACAAAATATTATCCATAGCTTTTAGTCGTTGGGGGGAATCTAAATTTAGGTTGACCAATGAAATCATTCAAGAAAATGACAATTCTGTAAACCATTACCATCAGAACATTTTCTACATCAAGTCCGTCCACCCGGACGCATACATCACCAGTCTCGGCCTGTAACCCGAGCAATTTGCGCACGAATCGGACGAGATTAGAATATTAATTATCGTTTTTTTAGGGGGTCTAATGGCCGCATTTCACCATCTAGTCATAGATCAAGGCGCGGGAATTATCTGTCTGACACCACCGAACCTCCTGCATATGCCTACTGGGACAACAATAAAAGAGATCCAGAAGATTACCCAGCTTTGACCTATGCGCCATTTCTCCATCAGGTAACCAACCTGATTAATGAGTACACATTTAGGGTGCAGATGACTCAGGGGAATTTCTGGTTTGATTCTAGGATCAATACGCCAAATATGTCGAAAATGTCAGTAACAGAAATGAATGTCGGTTACTGTTTTTGGAGATCACCAGCAACAGCCAATAGTGACTTCAGCATCTATTCCAAGCACCCAAAATGT